AAGTAGCCCTAATGTCTTTGTATCTGTCATCATTAGTTGCTTTTACTTTAGCAAGAGCTATCGAACATTTTAGATTTTCAACTTTTTCAGTTATGATGTAATCTAATTGTTCTTGCATTTGGTCTTTAACTTCCTCGTAATCATCTTCTGCTTTAATTTTATTTTTATCTAAAGCATTTAGATAGACAAGGATTTTATCAGGGTCAAAGACCTTTGGTCTATGCTCAATGTACTTATCTAAAGTATCTTCTTTACTCATTAATCACCTAACTGATGTTCGTATTCCTCTGGATTAAATTCAGTACCAGAGCCTTGCGACCAATCTTTTTCAGATTGTGGTAACTGATCGTCCATATCATTATTTTGCTGATACGATTGTTTAGGTTGATTAAACTGTGGATTTGTTTTTGTCTTATCGTAATAAGGAAACAATTTCCACTCGTTTGTTTTTCCTTGATAATAACCTTTTAAAACAAGATTTTGGTTATTCAAGTTTACTACTAAAATACAACCATCTTTTTTTGTAGTTGTTAATTTAGCAGTTCCACCACTACTACCATTACTTTTATTTTGGTAGTTTTGGTTATTGTACTGTGGTCTATTATATGCCATCAGATTCTCCTTTTTATTGTTGTTTATATTCTTCCATGCCCAACATCATGTTTCTAGCACCTATAAATGCATCAAACATTCTCTTGTTTAATGGAAGTTCTTTAACCTCAATCTTTCCATCTTTTTTTGGCAATCTAATGATTAACCCTTTGGAAATTTTAAGGTTTGTTTCTTCTTCATATGCTTTTCTATACGCATTTAATTGTAAAGCATAATCAAAAGAAATATGGTTACTTGTTTTAATATCTGCCAAAACAAGATTACCTTTCTTATCTTTTAAGATAAGATCAAGAGTACCAGCATAATTGTATTTTTTAGAAAATATTTTTTTTTCTAATTCTACAACTTTGTACTCTTGTGTATTCCACCAATCTAAAAATAAATTCCAACAGTTATTTACTGCTGGGTCAGACTGATTAGGAATTTCTTTGCCTTTTAAAAAGTCTTCAATCAAACCATGAACAACAGTTCCAACAAGACCAGCATCTTTTTTAATTTCCTCTGTCTTATTTTTTGCTTTGTCTATGATTCTTTCAAGACTTACTCTATCAATTTGTTGTCCGTTATCAAGCATACCATTAATAGAGTTTTTTATTTCTCTAATTGGTGTACTTATTAACCAACCAACAAGTTGAGGTTTAGGAATACCAATACCGCATATTCCTGTAACACTTTCAACTTTTTTGCCATTAACATAATAAATATGTTTATCATCATCAAAGTTAAGAGTGATACCATTTTTTAATTGATGTTTTATATACATCTATCCTCCTAGTTAAGACGTTCAAATAATTGCACAACATCATATTTAAAATATTTTTGAAGTGCAAATAATTTAGACACATCTGTTTTTATACCTTTTTCAAATTTATATAAATCAAAAACTGAAGAAAAGTATAAGTTGTTATCTTCTACTACTGCCTCGGCAGTAATATTTTTATCAAGTCTAATATTCTTAAACTTGAGTCCTATTATTTGATTAAAGAGTTTGGCATTAGGTTTCTTTTTAAAATCTTCTACCATACCTTTAAACATATAATCCGATTTAACTAATTTATTCATTGTATCCTTTCTAATTGATAACAGAATGACCTCTGTTAGTTAAACAGTTCTTATATAGCTTTGGATAATCATATTCTGCTTTAGGTGAAAGCCATAATGTATATGCTCTAAAATAATAATTCCAAGCATACTTACCACTTTCAACAACAGGATTTGTATTATCTTTTGCTAACCTTTCGCAATGTTGCAAATCATTTGTTATTTCATCTGATTTAGAAAAATCAAATGTACCACTACGACCAGCAGTATCAATAACAGGTTTATATGCACAATTACTCAGGAAAATTCCTACGAATAGTAGGCATATTGTTTTTTTCATGTTTCCTCTCTAGTTTATATTCCATTTTATTTTTAGCTTTAGATGAACAAACGGAATCATATTCATCTAAATAGTCAATAGTACTAAAACCTTTATTC